CGGAAAATACAACGGAGTATCGGGCTTTGCCGCCAATATGGCGTTCGGCGAGTGGCTGATATTCAATTCCTTTCTGTCGCAGCGCGACCGGCAAATGACCGAGGGTTACCTTTCCTGGAAGTGGGGCATCCGCCTCGCCGCTGACCACCCCTACGCCAACCGCCCGCCGCTGATCGGAGACTGAGCCATGCTGCGCGTGAGGACGCCAGGATCGGCGCTGTTCGCGCAGCAGGCGGCGGCGAAGCCGATCAGCGGTCTCTCGTTCCTGTTCTCGCCGCTGCTGGGGCACAGTGCGGCGGCTGGATCGGCGGACGCAGTACCGGCGGCGGGCACCGCCACCGTCTCGGCGGTTGGGTCGTCCATCGCGGCGGCTGACCCGGTCGCGGCGGCAGGCACCGCCACGGTCTCGGCAGTCGGCTCGACCGCAGGCTCGGTGCAGGCTGCGGATCCGGTCGCGGCGGCAGGCTCTGCCACGGTGTCCGGCGTCGGCGCGTCAACCGCCGCCTCGACAGCGACCGCTGCGGCTGGCGTCGCTACCGTGTCGGCGGTCGGCTCGACCGGCGGCTCGATCCAGTCGGCCGACCCGGTCGCGGCGGCCGGTGCAGCCACGGTTTCGGCTACGGCTACCGGCCTCGCACCCGCCACCGCCACGGCGGCGGCAGGCGCGGCCGCAGTCTCTGCGGCAGGCTCGGCAATCGTCGCCACGACGGCCACGGCGGCCGCAGGAGATGCCACGGTATCTGGCACCGGCTCGGCCACGGCTGCTGCTACAGCAGTCCCGGCCGCTGGTCTGGCGATTGTCGAGGGCCAGGGCGACATCAGCGGCACATTCAGCCCGGCCCAGAGCCGGATCGTGGCGTCGGTCGCGCCAGGACGAATTGGTCGCAGCGTTTCGACATCTCGTCGCCCGCTATCCAAGGACGCCGGGCGCGTAGCCCGCAGCGCGTGAGGTTCCAGCATGATCCAGTGGCCCGACAAGGACGCAGACGAGGTGGTCCGCTACGGCATCGACTTCGCCGACCGGCTCGACAGCGGCGTGACGCTAACTGCCGTCACATGGAGCCACAACCCCGGCGGCATCGCACACACCAGCCCATCGGTGAGCGGCTCGGTGGCGAGCGTGCGGATCAGCGGCGGCGCGACGGGCAAAGGCTACGTTTTCACGGCGCAGGTGACGACCAGCGACGCTCAGACGCTTGAGGAAAGCGCCGTGTTTCATATTCGGAGCCGCTGACATGGCCGCTGAAACGCCGACTGTCGAGCCGACCACGATCATCGCGGGCGACACGCTGCGCTGGCAGATCGCGCTTGGCGATTATCTGGCGACCGATGGCTGGACGCTGAATTACGCGCTCCGCAACGCAACGAACCATTACGACATCGTCAGCACCGCGAGCGGCGCGGACCACCTGATCGAGGTCAACGCCAGCGACACGGCGACATGGGCACCCGGCGTCTACAACTGGACCGCCTACGTCGAGAGCGCGTCCGAAAGGTTCACGGTCAAGCGCGGCACGTTCACCGTCACCGCCAATCCCGCCAACCCGGTGCCGCAAGAATTCCGCACGCAGGCCGCAAAGGCGGTGGACGACCTCAAGGCCGCGCTCGCCACGTTCAAAGCGACCGGCGGCAGGGTGAAGCGGTACAGCATCGCTGGCCGCGATATCGAGTTCGAAAGCCTCGGCGAAATGATGAAGCTGCTCTCCATGTGGCAACGCGAGCTCGCCAACGAGGAAGCCGCTGCGCGGCTGAACACCGGCAAAGCGTCGCCGCTGCTCCTTCAAGTCCGGCTGTAAAGGACACTCCGAATGGTCGAACTGAACCCGCTGAAGTGGTTTCGAGCGGGCGGGAAGCCCGCGTCCGCGCCGCGCCGCATGGTGCGGCAGCAATCGGCGGGCTTCGCTGGCGCTGCGGTCAACCGGCTGACGCAATCCCTCGCCACCTGGAGCGGGTCTGCGAACAGCGACGCCGAGAACGGTCTGGCGATCCTGCGCGCTCGCGCGCGGGCGCTCTGCAATAACCACGAGTATGCGCGGCGCTTCCTGTCGCTCACCGCAACGCACATCGTCGGAGCAGACGGCCCGACGCTCCAGGTCCGCGCCCTCACAAACGCCGGGCTGCTCGATAGCGTCGCCAACAGCGCCGTCGAGATGGCGTGGTGGAAGTGGCAGAAGACCGCCGACATCGGCGGGCGCATGACGTTCGCGCACCTGCTGCGCGTCACGATCAAGGCCGTCGCCCGCGACGGCGAGGCGCTGGTCCGCATCGTGCGGCGGCGCGACCTGCCGAACGGCTTCGCGCTCCAACTGCTCGAGATCGACCGGCTGGACGAGACGCTGAACAAGGTCACGCCGGACGGGCTCAACATCCGCATGGGTGTCGAGATCGACAGCATGTCGCGGCCGATTGCCTACCATGTGAAAACCTCGCATCCCGGCGAAAGCTGGGGCTGGACGATGCCCGGCTACGAGCGCATCCCGGCGGACCAGATCTGGCATGTGTTCCTGCCGGAACGCGCGGAGCAAGTGCGCGGCTATTCGTGGCTGCATGCAGTGCTGATCCGCATGGGCATGCTGCACAGCTACGAGGAAGCCGCCGTCGTCGCAGCGCGCGTCGGCGCGAGCAAGATGGGCTTCTTCAAGCGGGCCGCCGAGGATGGCGGCTACGCAGGACAGGCAACCGGCCAGCTTGCCGATCAGAACATCGCCGGGTCGCTGTCCGCGCAGGTCGAGCCCGGCGAAATGTGGGAACTGCCGCCGGGATACGATTTCGAGAGCTTCAACCCCGACTATCCGCACGCCAATTTCGAGAGCTTCATGAAGGGGTGCCTTCGCGGCATCGCGGCGGGCCTCGACATCGACTACGCCACGCTGGCGAACGACTTGGAGGCCGTGAACTACAGCAGCATGCGCGCTGGCACCATCGAGACGCGCGACCAGTGGCAGGTGCTCCAGGGCTGGTTCATCGACAGCCTCGTGATGCCGATCTATCGAGAGTGGCTGGCGTCCGCATTGGTGCGCGGCGATATCCGCCTCCCGGCTTCTGGCCGCGCGCTGCCTGCGGATCGTTTCGCCAAGTTTTCCGACGCGAGCACGTTCCTCGGCCGCCGCTGGCAGTGGGTCGATCCGCTCAAGGACGCCGAGGCGGAGAAGGCGTTGCTCGCCGCCGGGCTGACCTCGCGCGGCCGCATCGCGGCGAAGACCGGCCAGGACTTCGACGAGATCCTCGCCGAACTTGCGGACGAGCAGGCGAAGATCGCCGCCGCTGGTGTCGTGCTCGGCGATCAGCCCGTCCAGGTCGAGGCCGAGGACAGCCCCGAGGACGAGGCCGAGGACGAGGCCGAAGACGAAACCGATAACGGACAGGAGCCCAGGCCATGAAGGGCAAGCAGACCCGCGTCGCCACGTTCGAACGTGGCAGCGTCGATATCGAGGCACGCACCGTGCCCATCGCATTCTCCTCCGAGGAGCCCTACGAGCGGGCCTTCGGTCTGGAGGTACTAGACCACGCGCCGCAATCGGTTCGCCTCGGCCGGTTGGCCGGAGGCGGCGCGCTGCTGCTCGATCACGATCCGTCAAGGCTGATCGGCGTGATCGAGCGGGCTTCCATCGACGAGGACAAGGTCGGACGCGCTGTCGTGCGTTTCGGCCGGTCGGAACTCGCCGAGGAGGCGTTCAGGGACGTGCAGGACGGTATCCGTCGGCATGTCTCCGTTGGCTACATGGTTCACGACGCGCAGCCCGTTCGCGGGTCGCGCGAAGTCCGCGTGACCGACTGGGAACCCTACGAGTTGTCGCTCGTGGCTATCCCGGCCGATCCCACGGTCGGCGTGGGCCGCTCGGCTGACGATCCCCAGCCTGACCAGCCGGAGCCGCCGAAGGTGGCCCCGGAACCTCACTCCGAAAGGAACCAGAACATGTCTGACAACACCCAGCCGGCCGGCGCGGAGATCGAATCCGCGCGCGTCCGTTCGATCCTCGACCTCGGCGACCAGTATAGCAAATATCTGGGCGCGCGTGACGCTGCGGACGCTGTCCGCAACGGCAAGAGCGTCGAGCAGTTCCGCGACTTCATCATGTCGAAGATGGAGACGCGGCACACCGACACCAGCAACGCGCATATCGGCATGACGAAGACCGAGGCGCGGCGCTACAGCCTCGGCCGCGCGCTGCGCGCGGCGGTGCTCGGCGATTGGTCCGATGCGGGCCTGGAGCGTGAGGCCAGCGAGGCGGTGGCGAAGGTCATGGGCCGCGCGCCCGAGGGCTTCTACATCCCGCTGGACATCTACCGCCGCGATTTCAACGTCGGCACCTCGACCGAGGCGGGCAACCTCGTCGCCACCGACCTGCGTGGCGATCTCTACGTCGACGCGCTGCGTAACGCGATGGTGATGGCCGGTCTCGGCGTGCGTATCCTGCCGGGCCTGACCAGCAACATCGACATCCCGCGCAAGTCTGTCGCCTCGACGCTCGGCATGCTGACCGAAATCGGCTCGGCTTCCGAGACGCAGCCGAACATCGCCAAGCTGACGCTGTCGCCAAAACGCATCGGTGCCTACGTCGAGGTCAGCAAGCAGGCCATCATTCAGTCGGCGATGGCTCTGGAACCCATGATCCGCGATGACCTGCTCATGGGTGCTGCGATCCTCCTGGAGAATCAGGCGATCAACGGCAACGGCACGGCCCCGAACATCCTGGGCCTGCGCAACACCACGGCGCTCTCGACCGTCGCCGCTGGCGCCAACGGCGCGACCGTCGCGTGGTCGCACTTCGTCGATCTGGAAAGCGCCGTGGCGAACGCCAACGCCGAACCGGATCGTCTCGCTGGCTACTTGACCAACACCCGCGTGCGCGGCCGTGCGAAGCAGGTTCAGCGCGGCACGAACCTGCCGTTCATCTGGGATAACGGGGCGCAGCCGATCAACGGCTACCGCGCCGCCGTGACGAACAACGTGCCCAGCAACCTGACCAAGGGCACCTCGACCACCGTCTGCTCGGCGACGTTCTTCTCGTCCGACTGGTCGATGGCGGTGCTCGGCCTGTTCGGTGCGCCGGATATCGTTGTCGATCCCTACACCAAGAGCGACACGGGTCAGGTGAAGATCACGCTCAACCAGTTCGCCGACTTCGGCGTCCGCCAGCCGGGCGCTTTCGCGGTGATGCTGGATCAGCTGACCTGACGAACGACTGACTACGGCGCGCGGCGGGCAACCGTCGCGCGCC